TATGTATATAATGGAAAAAGACATTCAGTATATCAAAAAAAGGACGAAAAAATTGGAGACTTTAAAAAACGTTTCGTTGAAATTATTAATTCAATAAATAATGATTCATATATAGAAAAAAATACAGACTCTATAATTGATATTCTTAATTTCTATGTTGAACAGAAACACAATGATCATATTACATCTGATAGAAGTTATGTTCGCGATTTAGAGACGATTGAACAAATAAAGAGAACATGTTCAAGTTTTTGTAATATTCCAATTCAAAAAGTAACTATAAAGCAGATTGAAAAGGCTAAACATGAATTGAGAAAATATTCTCAAGCTTGTATTAATAAGATTTGGAGAGATCTAAATAAAGCTTTTTCGATTGCTAGTTCTCCATCGCAAAAAATTATACTATATAATTTGCTTAACGATGAGAATCTACGAAAGCCTATTTCAGACAAACAAACAAAAAAAATTACAGCATTAACTCAAGAAGAATTTGATAAATTAAATAACATTTTAGATAATGAAGAAAGAAATCATCAATACAGAAACATAATCAAAATGCAATGTATTTCAGGAATGAGAATCGGTGAAGTACTAGCTAGATCTATAGATGACTATAATTCCCAAACCCAAGAGTTTAATGTTCATAATTCTTTGACTATTGATTCGAATCATAAACCCATTTTAAGCAATCACACTAAAACATTTAATAAAAGTACTCAAATTGATGAAGGTCAACGTTATCTTCCACTAAATAACTCATTATTTGAAGGATTAATAGAGATTATACAGGAACAAAAAAATAATAAAATTTCTAACATATATAAATTATTATTCTGGGATTACAAAAAAGATACTTTTGTAACTCAATCTGAAATAAGAAGTTACTTAAGAAGAATTAATACAAAATATAATATTGTAGAGGGATCTTTAAGTTCTCATAGATTAAGACATACTGCAATAACTTATTGGAAAGAACTTGGCATTGACATGACTGTTATCCAATATTTAGCAGGACATGTTGATGGATCTAACATTACTCTTGATACCTATATAGATACTAGATTTAATTTTGTAAAAAAAGAGCTAAAAAAAATAAAAAATATATAGCTACTGCATTGCTATTGCATTACTTTTTAAATTTTAGAGCTTCAAGTTGTTGATTTTGGAGCGGGTAGAGGGAATTGAACCCTCACCACCAGGTCAAAAATGGCATATTTTGAGTATATATAAAAATACACCCAAACTCTCTATGACTACAAAATAAACTATTTTCAACTCTGCTCTATTTTCAACATATAGTAAAAAATTCTGCTATTGCATTGCTTACTGCATTACTTTTCGATGTCGATTTTTAGATTCTCAAGAGCAATCTTTAAACACTCATTAATAAAACAATTAACAGATTCTAAGTCATAATCTAATACTATATGCTTTATTTCTTCTAGTACCTCTTCTTCTATTCTACATGTAAATTGTACGTAGTTCTTTCTTCTTTTTACTATAAATTCTTTCATATGTAACACCTCCTAATATTATAGAGATGTCTTTGACAGTTTTTGTCAAATTTTCTTGCATCTTTGATTATATTTTGATATAGTATATTCAATGTTTGGAAAATCAATCTCACCGTGACAGCTTAGTTGTATTAATTAGCAGATAATTGCTAATTAATAGCAATTATCTGTTAATATTATGCAACTGAGCTTTAGCTTAATTGCAACGAGGAGGTGAGATTGAAGATGGAAGCTGAAATTTTAGCAGTTAAATTTCTTGGCATAGCTTTGATTTTTTTAATTGTTGGAATTGTCATTTGTTTTCTAGCTAGTCTTGGCTATAATACATATTTAAGATTTCAATATAAAAATAAAAAAATTGAAGTTCACGCCGAGGAGAACTCCAACTTTCCAAACACACACGAGTAAGGGCTTTGTCCCTTGCTCTTTATTTATATACATTTTATGCTTAATCTTTTGTTTATACAATATTTTTGGTATTTTCTTTATAAGAATGTAATATTGTAACTTAATTGTAATACAAAACGTTGACTTTGTCAAACTTTTTTTACCCCACCAAGCCACTTGCAAAATCCTATTTTATAATTATTTGAACCATCAACTTTATATCTAACCATAGCACGATTGTTGAATATTCCAAAGCAGTCGCACTTCTCTCTTGGATTTAATGAGCCAATTCTATTAGTACAATTTGAATCTGAATATACTACTTCTGTTGTACTTCCGTTTTGATATGTTTTCATTAATACATCACTCCCATCATTTTTAACATTATTAATTACTGGTGTTTGATTATTTAGATACATTTTTATTAGATTCAAGAATCTCTGCCATCCTAAATCTAGAGTTCTATGAGGACAGTATTTTCTGCTTCTCATTTGATGAGTCCCTACTTTTTCTATTCCCCAGCCATATTTCTTTAGCAAATATGCTATGTATTCTGCACATAATTTTTCAGCATTTGTGAATCTTTCTCCACCTGATTTAGAATAACAAATTTCTATGTTGATTGTTTTTGCATTACCGAATCCATATCTGCCATCTCCTGCTGCATAACAGGATCTATTAAAATCTAATCCTTCTACAACTCTATAATCATCTACTGCAACATGGAATGATACTTTATCAGGTCTACCTAACATATAAGATACTTCTGACATTGCTGAAGCATCATTATACGTATTGTGTACTGTTATTCCTTCTTTTTTAGTTATATCTGGACATTTTATTGAGTATTTACTTGTTGGACATACTACTCTAGTTATTTGCATTATCTTCACCTGCCTCATACTCAGTTTCAAAATGATTTTCTCTTATATTTTTCTGGTATAATTTTTCATCAAAGTTAACTTCTTCTATAATAATGTTATCTTCCATAAATACCTCCAATTTTATAAAAATAAGCCCTAAAACCGACGCGTGACAATCGATTTTAAGGCTTTTTAATTTTTAGTTAATGTAATTTCATTGCTTGTTTTTTTCGTCAAAACTGCTTGTTGCCGATTCTATCCATTTTTTTATAAAAGCAGGAATTGTTTTTCCTGCTTCTGTCCAATTTTCCATAATAGACATGAACTCTTTTAATGCAAAACCAAACAGTAAAACATTACTTGCTAACGATATGATTCCCATTTGCTCAAATCCTTGTTGCAAAAATAAAAGAGCAAAGACTATAAAAAGTTCCAGTACTTTTCCCTTTAAACCTTCTTTCATTTTTTTACTTTCATAATTTCCGTTTTTTGTCGCCTTGTACCACCCTGTCAGTAGATCTAAAATCATAAAAATTACATACATATATATGAAAAACCAATCTATATGTGCAAGGGTTGCTATCAGTGCTGATAGTCCTGCTTGCATACTTAATCTTAAATCTTTCATTTATTTCTTCTCCTTTGTTATTATTTCCATCTTCCTATTGCTTGATAATGTAATTTAACTGGAACATCGCTTTTACTCTGATTTTTCCAAATATATGCTTCAAAACCATTAGTTGTAGCTCTCATAATTGTTACTCCTAAAAGAGCAGACTGTTGTTCTACAGTCGCTGTAATTTGTGGAGCAGTTGAAAAACTTATCGGAAAATTTATGTTACTAATTGAATTAAAAAATACTCCTTCGTAATTACTGGTAATATTTATTGTTTTACTTATTGTCCCTGAGCAAATTAAAGTTCCATCGCTGTATTTCATGCATGTTGAATCTGCTGTTCTAATTGTTTGCATCAAAGTTTCAATTCTATTCCACTTACTCCAACTAGCTCCATCAGCACATGTTCTTACAAATATTTCGTAATCACTGCTATCGTTAGTTCCGTGACGATGCCATATCTGCTTTATAGTCTTTGTTCCTGCCTGTATTCCAGTCAAAACTTCAAGCCAACCATTCACACCTGCAGGAATATTCTTTGGCGTGAAATTTGCATCAAAATAAAATACTCCATCTGTTTTATAATCATTTAAATCAGTATTTGCTTTAGTTACATTAACAGTTGCAATAGAAGCACTTAATATCTTATCGCCGTTTTTTAATTTGTAATTCATAATATTATAGCTAATGATAATTATTTAATAAACATTCCTACAATTTTTACATTCCATTTTAAATTGGCAACAGGTGTATGTATGTAAGGGATTATCGTTTGACCTGCTTGTGCTTGTACTAACGTTGAAAATGCTCCACCTGCAATTTTATTTTGCGTAGTGCTATCTGGTGTACCAGGTCCTGCTTGATAAAGAAGCATATCTGATAACAATCTAGTTGCTGTTCCTTTAAGTTGAAGCTGTTTATATACTTTCATTGAATCATCTGAATTTGCAATAAAATATGCCCAAATAATATATAAGCCTGTTTTCGGAGCCGTCCATACGCAAGTATTCGTTCCTGTTGCCCAAGCTGCTGTAGTATATTGACCTTCTGCTGTTGTGTAGTCTCCTAACTCATTTAGTATTTCACTTAATTGTTTCTTATTGTGAACTATACTTGAGCTATCTAAATAATTACCATCTTTTAATTTATAACTCTTACTCATATTATTTTTTTCGAGCGGATTCAGTCAATAGGATAAATTATAATTCCATTATACCAAGTCGCATTCATGCTTCCATCATTATATAGATTACCTTGATTATCAAGAAATAGTTTTCCAACATTATTACCGCTTCCAACTACATTCGTTAAAAATCTATTTGTTTTACATTTTGGTAACCCAGAAATTAAGATTTCATTAGTATTCAATGCTGTCTTTAATTGAAAATTTAATGATATAATAGCTAATCGATTAGATATTTTAAAAACGGTCATATAACCAGTTTGAGCGATGTAATCGCTATTAAAATTCCAATTATACAACTGCTCAATTTTAAAATCTGCATATAAATATCCATCAGCATTGTTTTTTATTGTTTTTAATTTATCACTCAACTAAATCACGAGGAACTAAGCTAGTTCTTACTGCTCTTAATTCCTCCTTTGCTCCAATTAACAAGGAAGAAGTTATAAAATAGCTTCCTCCTTTCTGTAAAAATACTCGTGTGTGTGTGTGTGTGTGTGTACAGTCTCAAGGCTTTTATAAGATTAATCATTTTTCTCTCCTTTCTACCATTCATCATCAAGTTCAAATTCTAATCTAGTTCCAAGTTCTGCGGTTATTGTAGTCTGTGTCCATTTACTTGAATCGAAAGACTCTGCTGTTGTTACTGCCGTTGTACATTTATATAATACATTGTTATATATACAATAACTACCTAATTCATAAGTTAGAGTAGAATTATATTCATCTGGTAATACATTTCCTGGTAACTGTGATATTTCAGCTTTTGTATTTAATGTTATTGCACCATTGTTATAAGTACTATTCATACTTGTTCCTGCAACTACTTTAGTTCCACATTCACGTGTTATTACAGTCCAAACGCCACTGCTATTTAATTTATAAACGAAAACTTGATCTGTTTGCTGAGAAGAAGAATGTGAAGATACACTTCTGTAATACTGGAACTCTACTTCTGTTGGATTAGTTGCATTGTTAACATATGCCATAAAAGCTAGCCTTGTCTGACTTCCAGATGCAGGATTAGATGAACTACTAGCCCTGCAATATACAATAGCATTTTTCCTATATGCATTTATAAAATCATTCCACGTTGAGTTACCATATGACAATATAACCATTTCTGGAGGAATTGTTGGTTTATCACCTAAATCATTGTATGAACCGCTTGTTGCTACGTTTGCCATATCCGAACTTTTTGTGTAATTTGTTAAATTATTTACCGTATTATCTATAAATCCACTGTCATTAGTTAAATCGCTAGTGTTAGTAGGAACTTCTACATCTACAGCTTTATTTGCATCTGGAACTAATGCTGTTCCATTTACTTTTATTGTCTCAACCACATTTGGTTCTCCTCCAGATACAACAAGTCCAGCTACTGTTGATACTGTATCATCATAAGTTTGCTTTATAGAATCAGAAAAATTATTATCTGTATGCACATATGAACTATCTACAACATAACCATTATCATTAATTAAATCACTAGTTTTGGTTGGAACAGGTATATCAACAGCTTTATTTAAAGCACTTATTTCTGTTCCATTTACTCTTACTTTTTCAACGACATTTACTTGTGCATTAGCTTCTATTCCTGATAATTTGCTTTTTTCAGTTGATGTATAATTATTATCTGTATGTACATAACTAGCATCAACAACTAAGTTGCTATCATTTAGTAACTCACTTGTTTTGGTTGGAACTATTATATCTACTTCTTTATTTGCTGGAATTATTTCTGTTCCATTAACATTTACTTTTTCTATAATGTTTACTTCTGCGTTGGGTTCGATTTCAGATAATTTCTCCCTTTCAGCTGTAGTATAATTATTATCTGTATGTGTGTAATTAGAGTCAGATACAAAATTAGAATCATTGATTAATTCACTGGTATGTGTTGGTAATATCATATCACCTTCTAAAGTTTGACCATTGATACTAGGTTTATTTCTTAATTCGTTATAATCTCTTGTACCACTTGCAGCACTTCCTGGAGAATCTGGAAATGATATCTCCAAAGTTTCTTGAGATGGGTTTGTAATATTAATATCCATTTCACACCTCCTTCATTATTATTAATTTCTGATAAGGAATCAATGTATCTATAACTTCTCCATCTCTAAACAGCTTTATGCCATAATAATAAGTTTTATCTTCTTCGTCTTCTGCGTGCATCAAGGCTGTTCTTGCAGGAGTTATCTCCAAAGTGAAATGACCATCAGTAATATCATCATCTCTCTGAAACCAAAGAGCATTATCATCACTCAAGTTTTCTTTGACTCTAAATTCTAAAATATCTCCAGTCTGAATATCTCCACTAATACCTATATCTAAAGTCCCAGTATCTCCTTCATAAAGACTAATTGTTTTACCTTTATTATAGATCATAATTTCTCCTTTCTATCTATTTAATTCATCAACAATTTCATCAAGCTTATCCATAATAAGTTCTACTTTTTCGCTTATTCTCTGTCTAAATTGTTCATTTGTATATCTAATATTTCTATCCTTATTATTAACCTTATTTCTTGGTATCTTTTTTATCATATCTCCTCCATAAAAAACAGAAGAGTTACCAAGTAACTCTTCCATTCTTATATACTGTAAATCCTTTCATTTTAGTATAAACTTGTTGCTTATCTTTGGCTGTTATCTTTAAGCTGTTTATATATCTTGCAACCTTTTCTCTTTCATTTGTAGATAATTTATATTGTGAGCCCATAAGTATTAGTTTTTGTTCATATGTTATATTCATACTGTTAATATATTGAACTTTTTTAGCTTTAGCACTACCAGATATTGATTTACCATTTAAAGTACCATCATCTGTTCTATCTGCAGATAAATCTTGCATTTTATAATTTAAGTATTCTTTCATGTTAATATTCGAACTTTTTAGTGCCTTATAAATATAATCCTCATCATCAACTATGGTATCATAAATATTTTGAATTTCTTTATTAGAATAATTCCCACTTGTTAATACTTTAAATTTTTGTTTTTGAGTTGCTGAATCTTTAGAGCCTTTAATTTTATTTACATCCGATTTATATTGTAGATATGTTTTTACATTTCCTTTATACTTCTGATATGCCGTGTCATCTTCTCCAATAACATTATATATTTGTTTCATTTGAGTTTTGTCATAATTTCCATTTAATAGCACATCTATTTTTTGAGATTGAGTTACTGAAGTTTTATCTCCTTTTTCTTTATCAGTGTCAACTTTAAATTGTAAGTAAGTATCTATATCTCCCTCAAATTTATCATATGTTTTATCATTTTCTCCTAAAGTTGCCTCATACATGCTAGATTTTTCTTTATCAGTAAGTTCTTCATTTTCCAATAAGTATTTCATTTTTTCAGCATTCTTTTTCTGCTTCTGCATTCCATTTTCATCAATATATGTATTATCAATTTTGTACCTTAAATATGTTTCAGATGATACATTATTTTCCTCTAACTTATCAATCTTTTCTTGATCATCATCTGAAATAGTCTTCCATTTATTGTTGATCTTAATGTATGTTTCATCTTGTATTTTTGCAATATCATCATCTATCTTTTCAACATTCTTATATTCTTTTAATGCAGATTTCATTTTTTCATTAATTTGAGCTTGTATTTCTCTTACTTTTTCTGCTTTTTCTTTATTTTTTAGATTTGAATTTTGAATATCTCGTTTTTGCTTATATAATTCTGATATTTCACTATTTGCTGAATTTAGGTAATTCAATGCCAATTTATCTTCATCGGTTGAATTAGGGTCATTAGATAATTGTGTTTGTTTCTCAATTGTTTCATAAAATTTTCCAACATTCTTATTCTTCAAAACTGAGTCAGTTGTAAATTGATCCTCAAAAACATTTTTCGAAGCCGCTTTAGACATCTTAGGCAATAATATATCTCCTACACCTCCTGAATATTGATCCATTACATAATTGATTTTCTTAGGAGAGATATTCAATTTCTGACCTAACCATATACTAAATGCATCTGTGTTTTCATCATATTGATTTTTAGGTAATTCTTTCTGTAATCTACTTCCAACAATCTCGCTACCAAACCATGATTTGTTTGATACTGCTTGAGTTACAGGAGCAATCACATTATCCGTTACAGGATTATTCGGAGCTACTTGATTAGACATTGTTTCTAGCATTCCATCAAACGCATCATTATCTCCTTGACTTGCTCGTAAAGTTCTACTTGCTGCAGTACCAAAAACACTTAACATTCTGCCTTTAGGTATTCTAATAAATTTGCCATCATCATATTTGAACAAATAGTATAAATCTTTATCACTATCTCTTAAATCTTGATAGTCATCATCGTCATCATAAATTAAGTGATTTGCAATTGCAGGAGCTATTCCAAAAACAGCAACTTTTATCCCAAAGGCAACCCACTGTTTTGCTGTTTTTTGTTCTGAAAAGTTTCTAAAGAATTTATCAAAACCTTGTACTGATGCGTTCAAGAAGGTTGCACCATTTCTATTAATAGCTTTGGTTATATCTCCACCACGTTTAAAGTTTGTAGTTATTTCCGCTGCATTGTACATTGCTTCATTTATTGATCCACCCCTATTCAATGTTGCCATAAATTCTGTAAATCTCGGTAATTGTTCTATAAACTCATTCGCTCCACTAATCTTATCTCCGATTTTCTTTATAGGATTCTTACTATTGGTAGGTAAAATACCTGTTTCGTAATCAAAATATGAATTATTTCCACCACCATTAGCTAAATACTGATTCCAAATAGCTCCATCATTTTTCATTTCTTTAATAGCTTTTGGATAAGCTTTTACAAACTCTTTTAAATTTTTAGAATTTATTGCTACATCTTGAATATCTTTAATTGCATTTTTCACTGGAAATGTTGCAGAATATTTAGTAAGAAAATCTCTATGCATATTTGATGCTTTCTGTAATGCTTTTAAAGGCAAACTATCTTCAATATCCCATTTAGTAGCACTTTTTAGTGAATCATATAAATCTTTGGTAATTTCAAATTTATGAGATAATCCATCTTCAAAATATAATCCTTGATATTTTCCATCTACAATTTGAACAGGTGCATTTTCAGAACTAAACAATGTATTAATATCAAAATCTCCATCTAAAACAAAATCTTCCTGTGTTACTTCTGCATTTTTTAATGTTTTGAATGTCTCTTTCATTAGATTGTTATATTCTACTGCTCTTCTGAGTCTCATAGTACGCATAGCTAAAGCTTCCTGTAATGGCATTATGTCAGAATTTCCACCAGTTGCCTTCTTAATACCATTTCCAGACGATAAAGTATTATCTGTTGGTAGTCTACTTTCTTTTTCCATAATTCTTTCTACAGGAACATAATTTGGGTATAATTCAGTTAAATAATCCATTTGTTCATTTGATACCATTCCTGCATCTTTAATTAATTGATTTTCATTCTGAATATATTGATATACATCTTTAGCATACTGCTTAAATTCTGGATGATTCTTCTCATATTCCTGACTCATCTTATTAGATAGTTCTGTACTTATATCACTACCAAAAATAGGTTTATGTACCGCTTCTCTATCAGAATTATGTTTTAAATACATATACTCACTAAATTCTTTACTAAGATTATTATTTTCAATCTCTGTAAAAATAGATGATAATGATTTTCCTATTTGTTTGCCATTTATGTCTGTTTGAGCTTTACCAATATTGTATTGTCCAATTCCTGATGCTCCAAGTGTTTTATCTGCTTGCCACATTAAATTCTTGTTTCCACTCTTTTTAGCTAATTTGTCTATATAATGATTATGATTTACAAATTTCTGATATAAAGAATTAGCAGAAGTTTTTACATTTTCTTTGAATGATTTAAACGATTTCTTTTGTTTCCTTTTATCAGCTATTCTAGTATTTGTTAGACTTTCAAAAGATGATTTTTCTCCTATCGAATCTATCTTCTTTTGTGCTGCTTCTGGTAGTTTTCTTTCCTTCTTCTCAATTTCATCTACTAATGCATCTAAACTCTCATTGTCTCTCTGATTTCTTAAAGAAATATCCTCAATTTCTGTAATCTTTTTTGAGTTCTTTTCAATCATCTTATTTAAGTCTTTTACATAATTATCAAGATTATTCAAAGGCTTTCTGTTTTCTAATAACATATCAGCTATATCACTTAATTCTTCTTCACTATATTGATATTCTTGAGCTTCAGTCATTGTTTTTGCATCATTTGTTAAGAAATCTGATATATGTTTTATTTGATCTGCAGGATTAGAAATTGTCTCATCAAAATATCCAGGAAAATTACTCAACAGTTCTTGATATAATGAGTCTATCTGAACTCCAGATGAGCCAAGATTCAATATGCCAATATTTTTCTTTCTAAAATCATTATAATTAGATATATCTGCTCTAACAGATGTAGTATCAATCTTTGTTTCTTTTAAGTATTTTTTAATATCATTTATGTCTTTCACAATATTTTTATCCGCTTCTACATAAGCACTATAATTATCTAATTCACTAATTAAACTCTCTTTTCTAACTTTATTGTCTAATACTTTATCAACTATTGAATTTATTTCTGCCTCATTAGTATGATTAAATATTTCTTTAATCATTTTTTTCATTTCAGATTTTCGATTATTTATTTCCTTTTTAGTAGAACTTAATTCATTACTTAAATCGGCTCTTTCCTTCTTTAATTTAGTATACTGTTCCTTCGTTTCTTTGTCTAATACTGGAAGCTTCTTTTTAGCAACCGGTAACTTTGTATTATTATCATTAATACTTGCTGTTTCAGGTGCTAATTGCTTATAATACGTCCTTTCTTTCTTACCTGTTCTTTCATCTACATAATTTAAGAATTTTTCCCATTTATTTTGCTGTTCTGTTGTTCTTGAATATCTTATATCAGGATTATCTGTAGGTTTCTGATTGTTTACATCTTTTATTTGTTCTGGCGTAAGTGGAATATACTGAGTATATGGAATTGTTTCTCCATTTTCGCCTTTATAATCTGTATCTACTATAATACCATCATATCCTAATGTGTTCCTTAAAGTTCTATACCCTTCTTCTAAAGATATATTGGCACTATTTAAAACGGATAATACTAAATCAACATCATCTCCACCGTAGACATATTCCTCCTTAAAATCATTTAATATTTCATTATATTCTTTACTATTTTTAACTATTGGTTCACCATCACCATAATCAGCAAACAATCTACCGTTTGTCTTATTATTTATTGCTTCAACAAATTTTATGTATTCGTCTCGTGTAATTGATGTCTCCCCTATTTTTAATGGTTTCTCGATATTCACATAAGCTTCTATTATATTTTTCCCATTACTATATGACTTTGCAACATTTTTATCATCTGCCAAATAAAAACCTTTTCCATTTGCCGTGCCATTCTTTCCAAGATAATCATAATTAAATACCGTGAAATCAGCATCAGTTCCATGATATACAGTTTTTAAATTTCCATTGTTATCTCTTACAACACTATTCTTAAATCTTTCTACTTGTTCTTTACTTAAAGCCCTTCCTTTATTATCTTTTTGAACTTTATTCTGGTTAACTGGTAATGAATATCTTACTTCTTTTTCATTTTTAATAAATTTGTTTTCTTTTTTCTCGTATCCTTGTTCTAATAATTTATCAGTTATTTTGTTTTCTATTTCACTAATTCTGTTATTATAGTTATCATAATCTTCATCAGTTTCTACGTTCTTATATTCTCTACTAGCTTGTTTTCTTGCTTCTGAATATATCTCATTGTCACTAATATTTTCATTTTGAACCACAATATTATTAGTTAGATTATCTATTAATTTTGCCTCTGCTTTATTCGCATCTACTTTAGGTTTTACTTTCGCATACTGTCCTTCGTCTCCATTAATCCATGCTACACTATCTAGATTTACTGTTCTTTGATGTACTTGACTTGCATCATGTCCTGCATATTCATAAGCTTGTTGATATGATGTTGATACAAAGACTCCATTTTTTATAGGATATGAAGAATATATAGTTACTTTTCCACGTTTTAAATCTCTTTCTGCATCTTCTTTAGAATAATCTCCCCAAACAAATACACTATCCTCTTCTGCGTTTCTTACACATTCTTCAAATGTCTTTATGTCTTCTATTTTTCTTATCCCTACACTTGTATCATTCCACATCGGATTAGTCTCTCGAACTATTTTTAATTGTTCTTCTTTATGTTTCTGTATTTTGCTTTCTTGCAATGAAAAAGAACTCTTATTAGAGTTCTCGTTTTGGGTATTATTTTTATTAATTGGGAGAGAATATTTTGTAGTATCATTGACATTTCCTTGTGTTGGTGCTATACTATTATTAGAAGCATTTCCGCTTATTAGTAACTGCGTTAGCAGAATAACTAATGGAAGTGTTTCTATTTTTATTTTCGTGTATATTTACAATATCGTAAAATAATTCCTTATTCTTTGTGTTAATTCCTGTAACTACTTCTACATTGTAAAACTTACTACCTATTTCAACATCAATATTAGCATGATTAAAACTTTTTAAGCTATCACTTCGCTTATGTTTTAATGGCTCATTTTTCACTCCATATGCATTTTGCACAATTTCATCGATATTGTCTGTCATCATAAATTTAGATTTATATAAGTCTATATCATTGTCTTTTAAATACTGCGAATATTTAGAACTTATAAATTCATTTTTTGACTTAGCATTTATCCCAATATTAAAAAATCCCATATCTATTCCATTTGGATACTTTTGTTTAAATACTTCTTTAACTGTTTTTATCCAGTCTTTTTTAGGAATATTTTCTAATATATCATTTTCTACTTTCACGTAAGGATTATTATTTTTATCATATAACACTCGATACTTTTCGCTATCTTGGCTATTTTTATTTTGACTTCTTAATGCTTTTTCAAACTTATTCTTTACATCATACAAGAATTTCGTTGCTTCTTTATCTCCACTTTTATGTATTTCTATTTGTTGATTTATCCAGTTTCTTATTCTTTGGAATATACTTGGCTTTTCTATGCTTAATTGATTAATAAAGTTTTGATCTCCTAATAATGTTCCTACTACATCTGCTGTTACTTCTTCATTTATGTCTAATTTATTAAGGTCGTATCCATTTTGTTTGTAAAAGTCAGTATATTCTTTTGTTAATTGTTCTACACCTTCTTGAAAATCTGCACTCTTTTGTGCAAACTTTAATACTATATCTTGTAATCCTTGATAATGTTTTGTATTTCTTATATCATGTACCAATTCATGGCTTAAAATAAATTCAAACGACTTATTACTCTTTGGATTAATTAAAATCGTTCTATTGCCATTCTCGTTCATTATTATTTTACCATTTCCGTTAACTTTATCATTAAATAGAATATTTAGTGTACCATTTGTATTATGTTTATTTCTTAGCTCTATGAATTTCTCCATAGTAGATACTACTCTATTCTTATCTTCTTCTGAATTAAATAAGTCTTTAATTCTTTCTGCAGATTCCCTTACTGTTTCATTAAGATTAGTTTCAACTTCATTTGTTGTTTGTTCTATACTATCATTTAAAGAATATTGTTCTTGTTCATCTATTCGGTTCTGCTCTACCTTGTTTGCTAAATACTCCTTTATTGTCTCTTTATTCATTCCTGATTCATTTGCATCATTTAATATTTCTTGCATTTTGTTTTGAGCATTTGATAATAGTTTTTTGTTTTGTTCTTCTCTAAGTGATTCTTCAGTACTATATCCATAATTATTTATAGCATCTTTAACGGTCATATTATTTTGAGCTTTTATTTCAGCTATATTATAACCAGCTGTAGCACCTCCTGTTAATAATGTTGATAAGAATGAAGAAGTGTAGTTTTGAGCCATTTCTTCCCAATTCCATTCTTCAGTAAATTTTGTTTTATCTCCTTTTAGCTTAGAAACAAGATCTATGGCTCTATCTAAAAATTGATTTCCCACATAACCTGCTACCTCTTCTAAACCTTCTTCATTTGCTCCCATACCAATACTTATTAAACCTTTAGCTACTCCACTAGGAACTTGATTCATTAATTTTAAAGTTACTTCATTTCCAATTTTTGAAGAACCAAAAAATCCACCTAGAGATTCAATTTTTGCTTCTAAATATCCGCTACCAACAGCTTTAGCCCATGCTGACCAACTTGGTACATCAGTTCCTTGTTTTATATATGTTTCTTGCAATGTATGTCCTGCAGTATTTCCAATAATAACTGCATTTCTTACTTTGTCTGCAATTTCTGCAGCCTTAATAACCTTATCTGCATTGCTTATACCTGCCATTAAACTAGTTGCTTCACCTGTTGCCCATAAAGTAGCCATGTAACCTGAAGTTTGAGCTGCTTCATCCAAAGTCTGTCCAGATGCAGAATACTTATTCATTTTGTTTTGTATCTTTTCTATTCTATTAGTTAATAAATCATTTTCTTCAGCTAAATTTTTTCTTAATCTTTTTGCTTCATCAGTGTCTCCAATCCATTCGTTTACTTGTGCTTTAGCACCTATTGCAAACTTTCCAAGCCCTTCACCTGTTTGCAATACTCCCTTACCGAATCCTAATCCAACATCTGCTATCGTTCCTCCTGCTACTTTAGCAGTATCTCCTAAAATTCTTCCACCTGTTTTAACAATATCTCCAAACTGGTATCCATCTTTCATATCATCGAGATCATCTTCATAAGCTTTAGGTAATTGAACAACATTTTTTAATGTTCTAGTTAAAACATTTTCATTACCATACTTCTTTTTAAATTCTTTTTCAAGTCTTTCTGATTCTTGAATATCTTCTTCTGTTAATTGCTTAGCTTGTTCCCTTATAGGTGTATTTTCCTTTACTATCTCATTAATTTTTGCTTTGGTTGCCTCATCTATATTATCTGTACTTCTATTACCATATTTCTTTAATAAATATTGTTTTTGCTCTTCTGTTAATTCTTTAGTTGGTACGTTTGTATTTCTTGTATTATTTGAAGTCAATCCTATTGTGTAATTCTTATTGCTATTATTTCTAACAGAATACTGATCAAATCTTCGTTCATTAGTATTATTATTTTGAGTCTGTATTTTATTGGCTAGAAAATTTTTAAACTCATTTGCTGTACTTTGAACGGTTGGTACTATTGCTTTTGATATACTATTTACTTTATTATTTGTATTTTGACTATTTACATTTTCTTGTTTATTGTTTTTTGACATATTTTCTTTTACTGTATTAAATTGTTCTTTTAATTTTTTCGCAAAATTTGAAACCATCTATTTGTTTCTCCTTTTTATTTCTTAAATGAACTTCCTATTGAGCTTAATAATCCTGATGTTCCTCTTCTTACTTTCTCAAGCCAGCTTTCATCTTCTCCATATGGATTGTCAGTTATTATTAATCCATTTGAACTGCTACCTGATGAACCACCTGACCTTCTTCTTGAACCTGATGAGCCTCCAGAACTTTTCGAAGATTGAGATAATGCAAATTGTTTATTCCATTGTTCATCTGAAACACGATCTCTTTCTTTTTGGTAAGCAAGCTCATCTGCATATCTCTTATCAGAGATAGCATCTCTTGACTGTTGATATGCCCATTCATTGTCATATCTCTTGTCTGATATAGCATCTCTTGATTGTTTGTAAGCCCACTCATTATCATATCTTTTATCAGATAAAGCATCTCTTGACTGTTGGTATGCCCATTCTGTATCATATCTTTTATCTGCAATAGCATCTCTATTTAATTGATAATTATAATCTCTATCACTAACAGACTTTTGCCATTCAAATTCTTTTTGAGCTTGAGCCATTGTATAAGCATCTTTTATTTGTTGAATTTGTTGTAGATATGCATTCGAAAGGTTTTGAGCCATTGCTATATCTCCTTGAGCTCTCACATCTGCCATCTTTGCATCATAATCTGCTTGAACATTTTTTAAATTATTTAAAGAATCTGTTAAACTTTTTTGATAAGTATTATAAATATTGGTTTTAGTTGTTTCTGCTATTCCACTATGAGCTAATCCTTGACTAGCTAGTGCTTCCTGTGTTGCTCCATAAGGATTAATTTGTTTTTGATACTGCTGATAAAAAGCTTTGTTTTGTTTTGTCGTTTCTTGAGCTGCTCTATTACTTTGCCTTTGCAATTCATTAATATTAGTCTGTACTCCTTGTTGTATTGCTTGATTTTGAGCATTTAGACTATTTTGTAATAATTGATTACTCTGATTATTCAAATTATCTACTTCTTGATTACCTGTAGTATAATTGGTAGCAAGTTGATTGTTATTTCCTCCGCCACCAACCGCATAAGGATTCAAAGACGCATTATTACTCCTATTACTAGTTAAATTGTTCTCTTCCATGTATTATTCTCCTTTACCCATAATACCGCACGTTTCCACGTACCATTTACTTTGCAATACATTTTTGCTCTTTTCCATGAATTATTAATCTTTATATGACCTGTCTTCTGATTTCCTTTTATTGTTAAAATTCTATCTATCCAATTAAAATAAGTATTATTCCCTACAATCGTATCTACTACATATCTTATTGTTATAGAATTATTTGTTCCTAATTTTTTATATAAAGTATCCCATTCGCTATCATTGAAGCTTATAGTATAATCGTTGCCTATATTATCTCTAGTAGCTATTGTTACTGTAGGATTTAAGGTTTCCACTCTTATTCTATTTGTAGCACCACTAGGGTTTGTCTTTAATAACCTTGCTGTATCTCCAAAATTTATGTTTGGAGCACTTGTTAACTTTGCTATATCATACGTCGTTACACTTAAAGTTGCTGTTCCTGTTTCTTTACTATCAGTCGCAACCTTTTTTACTTCTATCGTATAGTTAGTATTAGGTGATAAACCTGAAAAAGTTGCACTATTTTGATAGTTTCCATAGTTTCCTGAACCCTGTTTTATTCTATATTGTGTACTCGAAACATTTACATTACAACCCGAGCTTACTGTTATTGAATTGACTGTTTTACTTGATAATGATATTGTTGGAATTGTCTTATTATATGTTGTTACACTTATTGTTGCTGTACCTGATTCACCACTATCACTACCGACCTTTTTAACTTCTATTGTGTATGTCGTATTTGCACTCAATCCAGAAAAAGTTGCACCATTTTGATAGTTTCCATAGTTTCCTGAACCTTGCTTAATTCTGTATTGTGTACTCGAAACACTTACATTGCAACCTGAGCTTACTGTTATAGAACTTGAAGTCTTGCTAGAAAGTGAAATAGTCGGTACAGTTTTAGCATAAGTTTTAACGGATAAAGCAGAACTATCTTTTGTAAGAGACGTTCCACTTCTTCTAACTCTTGTTTTTATATTATAATTTGTATTTGCAGATAAACCACTAATTGTATAACTACCACTCTTAGCATTGACTGAACCAACAGCATTCCAACTTGAACCATTATCTTTAGAGTACCATACATAATCGATAGTACTATCAGAACTCCAATTCATTTTTATTGAACTTGAAGTTTTACTGTTTAAGCTCTGATTTGCTGTCGGATACATTGGAATTGTATCTAAAGTCCATGTTCCACTTCCTGTACAATTAACTGCATTTGTAAAAATTCCTGCTCCAGCATCTGCTGAAAATGTTCTTGTACCATCAAGATTATGCCATATTTTCATGTTAGAACCACTAGCAAGTACTGTTCCATCATATAGGTTTACACTGCCACTTTGAGTCCAAACCCTTCCGTTTGCTATATTTAGATATCCATTTTGAGTAATATGATATCCACTACCACCAGAACCTTTTAAAGACCATTTAATTATGCTATAAGGAGTACCATTTTCGATTCCAGTGCCTGTTCTTTCCCAACTAAATTTTATTGCCTTACCATTATAATTACCTGTTGTAAAACTTCCACTAGTCGCCATTTTTTCCTCCTTTAATCAAAATATTGGAAATAATATTCTCCAACTGTGTTAGAATTAGGCTCTGTTGTTCCATAACTTATATGATTAACTAAATTATCCGCACCTTCTTCAATTCCATTAATCTTATTAATTTCATCAGTTGTAATTAATCTTCTGCCAGATACAACAGTAACTTTGTTAGCTAATTCATTATTGATTTCTTGCACTAGCACATTATTAATATAATTCTTTATATCTATACCTGCTTTATCAAATAATAATTTCAGTTCTTCTGGTGTTAATGCAGGTTTGTCAGGTAAACTAGATACGTTTCTTACGTTTTCACTAAATTCACTTATCATTTCTTAATATAACCTCCCACATAGCTTTCTAAGGTAATTCCATATAAGCCAAAAGGTCTATCCAATTCATTTGAATAAACCTTTAGTGATATTTCTATAAACTTCTTTTCTTTTATTTTCACAATAAGATAATTATTATTGTTCATGCTAAAGTCAAAGTTATCGAAATCTATATTTTCAAAATCAAATCCAGTCATTGCATATTCTTTTATATCTTTATAATTATCTAACTTATTAGTTCTTTCTGATATCTTAACTTTGCTGTTTGGTATTGTTTTAAGCTTAATAATACCTCCCCTTTTATTAGTCGTTTTATAATGATTCTCATTGCCAAAAACGTCTGCAGGAGTTGTCCAGTAACTGTATATAATTCTTCCATTATCATTCGTTCCTTCTAGAATTGCAATTTTCCCATCAGAAAAACCTAAATAAAGACTTCCTTTATACTCTCTTAGCAAAACTAATTTTGATTCTTCTGTACTAAAGCCATCCCAATAATACCACTCGTATTCTTTGCCCTTTATTCCTCGAAATAATTGTCTTGAATCAGCTAAGAATATCTTTCCATTAACTAAGCAAAGCAAATAACCTCTCCACTCTACAAAACTCATTTCTTCAAAATTCTCTTGATTAATCATTTTAGAATCAACTAATGTGCTTCTGTGGCTTAATACCTGTTCACTAGAAATGTTTCCACTAATGCCTTCTAATCCATATTGTGTCATAAACACAATATCATCATTGAAGTTACAACATGAAGAATTACAACCTGTAGAAATATTTCCTTGAGCTGACGGATAAACTTTTCCATTTTCAGCATCTAAATTTGGAACGTGGTAGAATATTGTATTATTCTGTTGATTACTTTCTTTAAATACCCAAAGAATATTGTTTCCAACACACATTGACTTAATTGCTGCTTCATCTAATCCGTCTTGGTAATAATCCAAGTCTGATATATACTCTGGATTTTCTAATTTGCAATGGAATAATGCGTTTTTATATTCTGGATGTCCTGAGAAGAATACTCTATTATCAAAAACTTGAATAAGTGTACATTTAGGTATTCTATTTATATATCCATCAATTTCTTTTGAAAAAGTAATAAAAACATTATCTTGTCCACTTATTCCAGGAATTGCAGGTGCAACGTTAAAAGTTATAATTCCATTTACTCTATCTACTGTAAAATCCTCGTTCTCTACAAGAGTTGATCCGTTAGCAACAACTTCAACAATATCGTCAGAAATTGCAGTAGAATCTAATGCATAAGCTACTGATGTTCCATCAGCTACAAATTGATTTATTCTCTTCTTCTGGAGCAAATTAATAGCTTGATACATTTCTCCTCCACCACTTGGTTCTCTGCCTATTGTTGTTGTTGGAATATACGCAGAGTCTGATACTTTAGATAAGTTTTCACCATCATATTTAAGATAGTTTTTTCCATCTAAAATATATAAAATATTTTGAAATACTATGAACTGTGACTTGGTATCATTCATTACTATATTATTGTTTAATTCTATAAAATTTGAGCTATCAGAGTCAGGAAAATCAGTCCATTTATATAACTTAGTACCTACATGTACTACTACAATAAATCCTTCTCCATGCTCAAAAAAATAAAGACCATTAATCTCATTTTCTAATTGAGCTAATAGTCTATGACCTGGTCTTGTTTCAATGCATTCTCCTGAAGTTGTATAATCTTTATATACGTTTAAAGCATCAGGACTTCTATTAAGAGCAACTCTTGATGCTTCATTCATAAAATCTACACCAGTTAAATTCGTATAATTTCTTATAACTGGACTTGCTAATTTTACTGGATTCAATAAATTAGTTGCCATTTGTTACTCCTTTTTTTAAATATTTAATCCCCCACTAACATGCACTTGCATTTCTTCTTTATTTGGATTCAATGATGATAATTCTGTTCTGTATTTATTCTCAAAAGCTGTGTAATCAACACTTCTATCAGATTTAAGAATATCTGAAGCTACAGCATATGGAAGCACATATTGAATATCTCTATCAATATCAAACTTGTATTTTTCATCATCTTCATCGTCTTTTATTTCTTTGGGATACGCATAATATATTAAAATTGCTGTTCCTTTCACTTGGCTATTTATATATATTTGTTTTTTAAGTCTATACCAATCACTTTGAATTTCCTTAATAGAATTAGTTTCTTGATCCTGTATTACTACATCTCTAATCATGTATAGATCACTCGGTAAATCAAACTCCTCATAATATGTATCTTCTGTTTCTGTTCTATTATCAAATACAAATGTTTTTTCTATTCTTTTTTGTCTTGCAAGGTTTGTTAAACATGCATTATATAGTGAATTGAGCCTTGATTGTATATCCTCATCATCTGTTAAAAAAGGGTTATCTGGATTAAACTCCTCTATTAGTGCTAATGCTAGAATCTTATTTTGTTTTAAATTCATATACATTACCTTCCTTATATTCTTTTTCACTTCTCTCAATTACTGATTTTTGAGCTTGTAATGTTTCGAGTGCGTCATCTACAGTGCCAACTTTCATTGCACTTTGTACCAATCCATAATTTTCTTCAAATAACAAAATATCTCCTTCTGCTAGATAAGTAACAACTTCACTTGTTATTACATTGTTATCTTGAACTGTTACAATTTTGGTTTTAAGTTGTAGATTTTCTAAGTCTTGAGTTACTTTTTGTTCCGGTTGTTTTAGTTCTTTTTCAAAATGATTTTTTGTGTTTTTATCTACCTTTATTCCTCTCAATATTGTTAAATCTGGTAGATAAACAAATTTTTCTAGTCTTTCCATTATATTTTCCTCCTTCATCTGTGTTAGATTTGAACTAACTAATTTCACCTGTCAGATGATATTAAAAAAGGAGCATTTCTGCTCCTTCTTCTAAAGTGGTATTTTAACAACTTCTAATTCTTTTTGTGCAATTATTTTCATTCCGTATGTATCTAAACCTCTTATATAATCTGCGAAATAGTCTGGATGTCTTCCAGCTTCTACTTCATTAATTTGACCTGCAAATGCAATAGCATTTTTACTTCTTACTATACACCAATCATGAGAATTATCTCTATATATTCCATTAGATTGGAAGCATTCAAATGTATCATACATACCTACCGCACCACGTTTGATAAGTTCTGGATTGTTAGTATTTAATTCAATTAAGTTGTTTTTAAAGATATTATATACTCTAGGAGACATTTCAATTACACCATCTCCATATAAATCTCTTTCTCTTAATGCTACAATTGCATCATCTATAGCTGCTTTAACTGCTGCTTGAGTTTTTGCTGATGCAGTAATTATATTTGTAGCACCTGGTAAGTATGTAGGTGTATATCCTTGCTCTTCTGCGTGATCTTCTGCATCTTTTTGTTGTGCTGAGTTTTGTGCAACACCAGCTACTAATTTTCCGATTAAATCATCTCTAGTTTTTGCCAAACCATCAACTGATTTTTCTTGGAATTTATTTTTTAATCCTGGTACTGCTTGAGCCATATCAACATCGTGAACTAAGAAACTGAATGATTTTTGAATATCAATATTTAGATCTTGAGATGCATCACTCATTTCCTCATAATTGATTTTTCCACCTGTATAGTTAGATATTGTTGGATCACCAGCTGCCAATATTTTTACAGTTCTTGCATATTTGCAATCACCTTCATATTCTGTAGTACAGTTTCCTACAAGAATACATTTTCTTTTTAAATCATCTTGGATTCTTTTACTCCAAATTGTTTGAATAAAATTATTTACAGACATATTTATTTCTCCTTTAAAAATAAATTAGTGATATGTCTGTTAAAAATCGGATTATTTCCACTTTTCCATAGATTTTTCTATTGCCTTAAATAATGCAGGATTTCTGTCAAAATCCTTTACAGTAAATTTTCTTGCTTCCTCAGGAGTATAAAAATCTTTAATTTCGGTAGTGTTTGCATTATTTTTCATACTTCCCGATGATGGTGGTTGTTTTTTTACATTCCCAGTAGATCTGTTATATAAATCGTAAATATCTGTTAGAGGTACATTGCTATTGAATTTACTTGCAAAAGTTTTAAACTCATTAGAGTTTGTGATTTTTTCATCAGCACCTATTTTTCTTAATTCCTCGTTTGCGTTTTTTATACTTATTTCATGTATTAATTCCCTTAAGGTTTCCTCTTCTCTTACAGTTCTTTTCTCTTTATTTACTAATTCATGTACTGTAGATTGAATTTCATCTTCACCTAAATTCAATATATCAGCAACATCAGCTTTAGCTAATACTCTTTCGTCTCTTTCATTTCGAAAAGAACTATCTTTTATATCTACACCTTGATCTTTATAAAATTCAACAAGTTGAGAATTAATATCATCGATATTATTTGCTCCTAATCCTTGTTTTAAGATGTTTTCTGTTCTTCTATACTTATCAAGGTCTTTTTGATGTTTCTTATTCAAGCTATTAGTTCTCGCCTCCAAAATCCTATCCACATCTTCTTGTGAATAAGTTTTCGTAGTTTCCTGAACTTGTTCTTGAGTATCTACATCTGCTTTTGTTGATTCTTCATCAGTATCAACTAAATTTGTGTCATCGACACTTTCGTTGTTTTCTTCGACAATATCATTGTCAACAACTAATTCTTCTTCATCATTTAAATCCATATCATGGATCCTCCTTTTTTTTATTGTTAGAAGTGATAGAGTCACTTCCGCCTACATTTTAACGTCACACAGCAGTTTTGGACTATAAAAAAAGAACCTCTTTTTGAAGTTCAATATTAATAACAATTATAAATTTTCAATATTTTCTTTTTCTGTTCTTCCACAACTAGGACATGTCCATTCTATCTCTCTTCCATTATTTCTACTTACTCTCATTTCTACTAATTTACAATTTTTGCACTTCATTATCATTCTCCTTGCATTATATTTTCAGCTTGCCTTGCTGTTTCATCATTAATTCTATTTATATCAACATCAGTTTCTACTTGATTTGCCATTTGCTCTAGTTGTAATTCATTTTGTAATTGGTTAGCTTGTCCCTGTGCTTCTGCTTGCATATTATTTATTTCTTCCTGTTTCTGTTGTCTCTTCTGAATCAATTTTGTTAAAAGTCTCTTGTTCATTGAACTATCTTCGCTTAATAATTCAACAAATTCATCAAATTGAATAATGCCTTTAACTAGAAGGTTTTCGTAACTTTGTTCTTGAGCTAATCTATCATAAGCTGTTCTTGGTGTTTCCTCAATTTGTATATATGGTTTTAGTTCTTCTAACTCTTTAGCTGTAACATCAACTAATTCATATTCGTAATGTCCATCATCAATTTTTGATAAATCCTTTTTTTCTTGTCTTTTATACATTTTCATTCCATTAACATTGTAAGTTCTCCAAATGTCAAAAATAATATTAGCTATGTCTTCAAGTAACTCTTTATATCTATATAATTGTTCGTTTAGTGGCTGTTGTGCCGCTTGTTGAACAGCTAGTACAGATTTACCAGACGCTTGTTCTGGATTAATTGCACCTGTTGCAACATCAGAAGCATTCGATAGCTCTCTTGTCATTGTAATTAATTCATTTTGAAGAGCTGTAGCTTCAGGGCTGGTTTGTGTAGGTTGAATATAACCTATATAATTGTTGATATTATCAATTCCTCCAGATAGTTCTATTATTGCTCCTACTTTATCGGCAGTATTTCTGTTGATTTTATCTGTGTTAATTACAAGTTTTGGATATGCTATCATTACAAGTATTGCAACTCTTCTTACCAAAGTCTTATTTACTTCAATTTGATTAGGTATCAAGTACTCGACTTCACCAATTCCTCTAGCATTTCCGATATCATCGTCCCACAAATAATGAGCAATTGGATAATATTTTAATTTTAAATCAGTTTCTTCTTGATAAACTACGCTTCTTGTTGATTTTACGTAATGGACTGTACCATTTTTTTTGTAAAATTTCGTTATACAAAGCACATTATCATCAACTTCATATTGTGAAGCATCTCCTGCTTCTTCAGTTTTTTCTTGATCAGATGCTATTTGTCTTATTTTTTCTTCTGATATGCCATTTGCTCTTGCTTCCTGTTGAATTGCATAAAGTGACTTTCTTTGTTTAATAATTATATATGGTTGATTTTCTATTTTTGGATCATTTTCGTTTCCATAGCATACGTCTGTTGTATTAATTCTCTCTACCTCAAATTCTCCATTAACAACATCATCTATTAGTTCTCCATTTTCTGTTTTATTATTTCCATCTTTTTTAAAATAAAAATATAAAACATCTTCACCTGTTATAGCTCCCATTTTTTTAGTTTTTCTCAAGATTGTTTCCATGTGTTTTAATTCCCATATAATCGAAATGTGAGTATTAAGTATCTTACATAATTCTTCCATTCTCTCTTGTTTTTCTGGACTTTCGTAATTATTAGAATTAAAAACAATCTGGTATTCGTATGAATCAAGACTACTTGTTTTATAATTAACAATTGGTTTTATCATATTGTATTGAACTTTAGGAACATCACCAAGATTGGCTCCATGCCATTGATCACCTTTATAAAATCTTAAACATTTGTTAACTCTTTCATAATGATTGGTTAGTCTTAAATGATTTCTACCTTTTTCATATAATTGAAATTCAGGTGTTTTTTCAATTCTTTCTTGTTCATCCATTTATTATTTAACCTCCTTTTGACTAGACTCTGTTCCGTCATAATTGTTGATATTGTCCCAGATAGTCTGAGTTCTTTCTAAAGTTTCATTAATTCTTTTTTGTTCATCTTTACTTGGCTTTGGAGGTTTTACTGTTTTTTCAGGGATAATCGATACATTAACTCCACTTTGTTCTAATTGTTTTCCTAATTTGATTCCTGCTATAAATATTGCTAAAATTATACTTGTTGCTAAAATATTTACTATTAAACTTATTAATATAATCATTTGCTACTCTTTTCACCTCCTAAACTACTGGTATAGATATTCCTATGTCAGAATAAACTGGATCGTATCTTTCCACATTAAAGTTAATTGTTGGTTGTTTCTGTATATCCTCAAGCACTTTCATAGATTGTTGAGTTCTTGCATAATAAGCAATTGCAAGTGCCATAATTAGGTCATCATGTGCACCTTCCTGTGCTTCAGGTCTTCCTTTCTCATTTCTAACAAATGTAAGCATTTCCTCTAAAGTTTCTTTATCATTGATTCTGTCAATATGATCATTGACTATTGCTTGTAATTCACTTAATATTAGTGGTCTTGTAACTTTATCTGTCTTAAATCCATAAGCTTTAACCTTTTTATCTGTATAAGTATCTTCTTTTTCTCTAATGAATTGTTTAATATATCCTAATCTTTCAGCTTCTTTTATAGGGTATGTATCAAAATTAGCTTCTATTGCCAGTAATGCTTCATTGTAATATCTTCCAAGACATATCATTTGTCTGGTATACTCATCTGCATCGTATTGTTTTCGTAAAACTGCTGCTTGATTTCCTGTTACATTATTAATGACATGACCTGTATAATAATCTGAACCTTCTCCAGCTGTATCTCCAGACAGAACGTACGGATAATTTCTTTTAGGTAATTCATATATTTTTATACAGCCATCTTTGTTTGGCACAAATTTTGCATTTTTTATTTTTAATCCGTCATATTCATAAGAAAAAGAGCCTGTTAATATAGGCTCCTTAATTTTAGCTAATCTATTATTTATTTTTTCTGCATTAAAAAACGTTTTTCCTAGAACTCCCCATAAACCTAGGCAATATACTTGATAATAATATGGGTCTGTGTTTTTAAAGCTTTCAAGAGTTTTTTTGTCTTCTTCGCTTAAAAACTTATTATCTTTATATGTACTATGACAAACTGTTGCAAGTCCAGAATCTATGAAATGAGGTTTAATCCAATGATTAATAGACACTGGATTAAATGTTAAAATCATTTGTTTTCTTTCTGTTCCACCTCTAAGACGAACTTTTAATTGATTTATATCATGTTCTTGACATTCTGTTGCTTCTTCAATCCATATATGTGTTAGTTCTCCATTTTCAAAAGTTATGGATTTGATTTTTTCTGAATCATCTAGTCCTCTAAATATAACTTCATTTCCATTTATGCATCTGATTCTTAAATCTGTTATTTTAAATAATTTTTCTAAATGCCAATCATGAATTACTCGTTTAAAAAGTGCAAATGTTGAATCTCTGTTCGTATTAGCAGTTTGCCTAACAACTAGTAAATTCATCTTAATTGACATTAACCAAACGACTAACATTTGAACAACAAAGTGTGATTTTCCTGATGAACCACCACCATAAAAAATCATATATCTATCTATACAATTCAGATAAGGGATGTACTTATCATTAAATACGTTTTTCTTAATCTTAACTTTCATCATTCGTCATCATCTTCTAACGAAACTATAATTTCTTCTTGAATATTTGCTTCTACTTCTTTCTTTTCAACAAAAGTTCCCCAGCGTTTTCCAAGTAACTCTGCTGCCTTTGTTCTATCTTGCAAAGAAGCATCTAAGTCAAATTGATCTTTGATTTCGCCACGCATGACACCAGTTAGGTATTGAAGAACTTCTGTTTGCGATGCAATTTTTTCGTTATCCAATTCTTCCATTCTCTCTTTAATATATGAAGAGACCGAGTTGTTTCCGAGTAATTTTCTAGCATTAGCTTCTGCAACCTCTCTTGTAGTCGCCTTATATCCAGCATCTATGTAACTTTGCGTTGCATTGCCAGTTTCTATATATGAATCTGCAAATCTTTTCTGTTTTATTGTGATTTTTTTCTCTTTTTTATTATTCTTCAACATTTTCACCTCTTTTTTTTTGCTTTTCTTTCTGTAATTCTTTATAATCTTCTGCTAATAATTTCAAAATATCTATCTTGCTATAAGTTGATAGAATTTCAATATATTTCTTTTTGGTTTCACCTGGAATTTCAGATTCAACTTCAAATTCTTGGCATAATTGCAATCTAGTTATAAACTTTTTATCTTCTTTATAGTATTTTTTAAACGTATTAATCTTATAAAATATTCCTTCTGATGCTAATGCAGTTAATAATTTATTTATTAGATTATTTACGTTCATTTGTTTTCTCCTGATAAAATTCGCAATAATTAGTATAGTTACATCTGTCACACGTTTTTTGGTCACAAATTGAACTATATTTTTTTTGCATTTTCTTCATTTTGTGATATTCATCATTAATACTTTTTGCAATTTTACTACCATTTCTTCTCATTGAATCATCTCCATAAAAAGAAGAACCTTTTTAGGTTCTTCAAAATCTAATATATAAAGGAGGGAAAATAAAAGAGAAGAGGGTGCATTAAACCCTCTTTGATATTTACGATTATCCTGGGGCAAGTCCGATTTTACGAACAGATAATCTATCACTTGATAACATCTTACCACATAAAAACCGAACATGACCGAACATTTATGATTTTTTTTCAAAAAATCTATTAATTTTCATTCTAATATTGTCTTCATTATATTTGTAAGTATTATGATTATCATTCAATTTATTTGCTACTTGATAATTCGTCATTCCATCCATATATTTGAATCTAATAATATCTCTTAATTCTGGATCTTCAATATAATTTAATTCATATTCAATATGTAATAAAGTTTTATCAAGTTCCGCTTCTTTCTTCTTTAATAAAGCTTTGTACCTTTTCTTTTTCTTGCTCTCACTAATGCCTTCGATAACTGCTGTATGTTGTATATATGGAAAGTTCTTACTACTTGCCCTTACTGAATCTCTCGTACTCTTATCTTCTATTTTTAAAATTCTATCTTTCAGATTTTTCCACTCAACATATAATTTATTTACTCTTTCTAATTCCCTTTTTTCTAACACCCTTTATCTTTTGCCTCCTTAAAATCTATTCTAATCCTTTTAATTTCATATTTTCTTGATATAATTCTATATTTCTTTCTATTTCATTTTTTACTTTTTTCTCTAAAATATCTAGCTCCTTCTGTTTTTCTTTTAATTTGTTTTCATATTTTCTTATTTCTTTATCTTTATCATTCTTGCTATCATTAATAATTATTATTGCAGCATTAATTGTTCTTATAGCTTTTGTTATTAACTCTTTTGTTTCTTCGTTTTCTATATACTCCTTCAAATCTATTAGTCTCGATAATTCTTTTTGTGTTATCGTTTTATTATCCATCTTTTGTTTTCACTCCTTCTTCCGCTTCTTCATATGACCTTTTTACTAGTTCATAATTAACACCTTCCATAATTTTTGTCATAGTTAAGTAACTCATCCTGTTTACTTCTTTTATTGACATACCTAATTCTTCAGCATTTGGCATTACTATACTATTTCTTATAAGTACAAACAATGCTAACTTATATTTTTCTTCTTTACTCATCTATATTACTCCTCTACTTTCTCTACTAATCCATCTATGTCTAAATCTAATACTTCAGATAAAGAAGGTTCTTCTCTTAATGAATACGGATGCAACCTTTTTATTTCTCTTGTTCCTTTATTCACAAAGAACTGTACTCCAAAATCCGCATATTTTTTATAGCAAACACCAAAATCGTCAAAGCCATATTTCTCTAGCTCTTTTAAATCTACATTATCTTTTATTTTTAGCATTATTCTTTACCTTCTTTCATCATCTTATTTACTGCTTTTACTAATTCATTGATTTTCTGCATTAACTCTTCATTATCAGGTATGCTAGCAAAATCTCCGTGAACATTATATTTCAGCTCTTCTATCTCTTCTGTATTATCTTCTAATATTTCAAAAGTTCTATCATTATTTAAAAAAATGCACACATTTACGTCGTTGCTGTGTTTATCATCGTGTATAAATCCATTACTATATTCAAAATATTCTACTGTACAATCATTGTTTGGATAATGCGGTATTATCCTTGTGTAATCTTTTATTTTTTTGTTTGCTATAGCTTCTATTAATTCATAACCTTTATATATCTTTTTATTCATCTTCTCCTCCTATCCAGCCGAAGCTCTTTTACTTTTTCATTTATTGCTTGTAACTCTAGTGGTGTAATACAATGAGCAACATTTATTTCATAATCTTCATCAAAGGTATCTGCACATACTGTTTTATAATTTAATGAAAAAGATATTGTTACTCCACGACTAGGGTCTTTATCATATTTTATATATGTATTATAATTTGGATTATCATCTTTATCTATTCTCTTTTCAAATCCTAACTTTTCAAACATCTCATCTGCTTTACTCAATATTATCCCTCCATCTATACAATTTACCTAATCTATATTGTTCGTATTCACCATGATTGCTACTATTTTTATATTTCATAACTCTAGGCATTAAATCTTCAAAATAGCATTCTACTTCTTTTCCATCTATTTCTATCTTATTATCACAACCAACAAAGCCACTACACATTCTTGTCTTTCCATATTCTGTAGGCTGTCCACAATTATTACATCTCACTATAACTTTCATAATGTCTTCATTCTGTTCCAATATTTCCATTTGATTGCCTTCATCTAATATATTCGGATTCATATATAACTTATTCAATATTATCAGCTCCTTTCACATTCTCGTCCTTTCTTCCTAAAATTTTATTTATATTATAGATGTTCTCATAAGTATCTTTTTCTTTGTCATATCTAAAGCCTCTATCATCTATATACAAAATTCCAACTGCTTTTTCATTTGTTACTCCTATAACATTGTCTTTATTCCAATACATATTTTTATCTAAATCTTTTTTAAATACTTCAAATTTTAGAGGTTCAATATTTTCTTTTATTTTTTCAAAGTAATCTACTATTTGTTGTGCTGGTCTATTAGTTGATATTACTACATAATAATCCTCTAATAATTCTTCTATATAATCTAGCAATCTCCAATTAATAGTTCCATAAATAGTTCCATCTTTCCAACCTTCATAGCCTAAATGTATTACTCCATCGAAATCAAACACTATTGTTTTCTTTCCCATATACTTCCTCCTAACTGCTGTATATTACAACTAAATTTCGTTGCATAACTTTTCATATATTTTGAAAATCTTTGAATGTATATCTTTATCTAAATCAAATTTTTCATCATCTACTATTTCAATTAATTTCTTTTTTACTCCATATAGTAAATTTGCTTTTCTACTATCTTCTAAAAAATTATCATATCTTTCTAATGAAATTCTTACATACTCTTCCAGCTTTAATCCTTCCTTTCACATTTTTGTAAAGACTTTCATTTTTCATAGATTAGTCTTCTTTCTTGTGTTTAAACTTTCTTATTACTTCCTTTATTATTTCAGTAATTACAAGTGTTATAAATATTCCTCCTAAAATTTCGATTGTGCCTATAACACTATCTAAAAAGCTTAGGTTATATTGTCCTTTTGTTATCCAACCAAATAATAACTCTTTCATATATCTACTCCTTTTCTACAACTCAAACTCTTCATTGCAATCTTCTAACATTTCCATTGCTTCTAATTTCCATTGCAATTCTTCTGCTTTTCTTTTATAATATTTTTCATTTCTTAACTCATCTATTATATTTTCTATTTCTTCTAGTATTTTTCTTTTATCCTCTCCACATAATAAATCTTCATCTTCTATAAATTTTTGTTTATATGCTCTTATTCCTCTTATTGCTAATCTTTTGGCTAATTCCTTATGATTTAATTTATCCATTTCTTCTGTTCCTCCTTACTTAACTGTAATCTGATATATTACACTTTCTCACATTTCCCCATAAAAAAACTGTAGTATTCATCTTCAAAACACCAATGAGTTATATTTCTCCAACAACATTCTTTGCATTTTTCGTTCACGCAATAGGATATGTCATGCTTTGCTATTTCCATATATTCCTCCAAATTTCAATTGTTTTGCTTATTAAATACAATATTAATGTTGCGATTAGTGCTATTAATAACACCTCTAATATTGTAAATAACGTAAATATTATCTTTACAAATATCATTTGTTTATCTCCTTAAATTGAATTTAAATCTCATTTCATCTTCTAAGTTTTTTAGTCTTCTCAATTCTTTTCTAGCTTCTTTGCTTAATCTGTAATTGTCTATAACTAATATTGTTGCTATTACTAGCAGTACAAAATCTATAATTACTAAACATATTGTTTCTATCATCTTTTGTTACTCCTCCTTATCAATAAAAACTTTTTTAGCTTTATAATATTGTTTCAGTTTATTTCCATCTAAAACTACTATATAATTTCTATCTTCATCATAATATCCATAAGATATCAAATCTTTTAGATCCATTTTATCCTCCTCAATCATTTCATCACAAATTTCAAAATGATTTATACGTCTTTTGCACTTATAACACCATAAATATTTTAAATGACCAAATTTTCTTTTACTACTTGCTTTTCTATATATAGTTTGTACATTGTTACATCTTGGACATATTAATCTAGTTTCAACAATTCTCGTTCCATTCCTCATTTTAATCAATCCTTGGTATATGGTTTTCACCGCTTCTGCTTTCTTCAAATTCGTTTAATACTTTTTTTAAACATCTATTACATAGCATTAATACTACTGGGCTCTTTCCTGTTAATGACGCAGGTATTGTCACTTCTCCACCAGTCATTTCATATCTTTTTTTAAAAATTTCTATTTCTGAATTGCAATAATCACAAACATAATAATCATATAACCTCTTTCTTGGCTCTCTGCTGCTCAAATGACTTGATTGCATATATTTCGTGTTTTTATTTATTTTCTTTCGCCTAATATAATAGTCTAAATTATTTATGATTCCCATTTTTAGCCTCCTCTTCCTTAAACATTTCTTGTATGCTTTTTATCAGATATCCTATTAATCTTTTGGCATCAAAATTAGTATCAGCATCTGTATATTGCCATGCTTTTAGATATTTTTCAGTTATACGATTATATGTTAATTTATTAAGATACTGCTTAAATGCACTAAAATACAGTTCTTTGATTGTCCAATAATATATTTTAGTCATTAGAAGTGTTGATTCTGTAAAAAGTTCTATTATCTTCTTATCTTCTACGAATAACCCTAATCGCTTTAGATGAAGGATTAAAAGTGCTTTATCTTGCAAATTAATAGTTCTTTTTTCATCTTCAAAAAAATCTTGGCTGCTATTATTTAAATAATTAAATAGTAAATCTAGTCTAGTCATAATGTTGCCCGTTGGACTGCCCTCCGCTATGCCCGTTGCTATGCCCACTGCCCTGCCCGGTGGTCTGCCCTTTTCTTGAATACTATTTTCGTAAACACTTGGTATGTAATACTTTGGTGCACTATTTTGGTTTCTACCCTTTTTATATTTAATATAATTTTTGTTTATTAATTCATTTCTGGAATTTCTAAACTCTTTTTCGGTTAGTCCGCACATCATTTGAAGCCTATTATTAGCAACTGACAATTCATCAATCCTCTTTGCCTGATACGCAATAAACAACAGTGCTTGATACATTGTCATTGCGTTAGAGGAAATGGGATTGTAATTAATCTGTGTATAAAAAGCTTCAAGATGTTTTATATAGTCCACTTTCTTCTTTTCTCCTTTCTTTAGTATTTTGTGAAAATTAAATTTTCCTTCTTCCAATCTGGATAAATACTTTTTAAATAGTCTTCTGCGTATTGTTCATACATTAAAGTATTCAATCCATTATCTTGGTTCCCATGACATTTATCACAGGCTGTAAATATGTTTTCTTCTATTCCTAATCCTCCTTGTGATCTAGGGATAAAATGTGCATTTGCATGACTTTTATCTACAACACGTTTGCAAAAAATACATCTGTAATTATCTCTTCGCCAAACTATTTCTTTGACTCCTTTTTGAATTTCTGTTCTTTTTGTTCTTTCATGTTTTTTCTTTTTGCTTTTTTTATAAGACTTATAAATTTTGTATTCACAGCCATTACAATCGGTATAGCCAATATTTATCTTACAAAATCTGCAATACATATATTTCTTTCCTTTTTTGGAACGTATCGTGAAATATTTACAAATATTCATATCTTTTCCCTTCTTGACCTTTTCCACTTTTTATGCTAAAATAGTGGAAAAGATGAATTTCATATATTCATTTTGAGATGTGCTTTGGTGTGGTTACTGGGTACATCTCTTTTTCATCTATTAAAAGTTCATAAATAGTATCTTTACATAGTTCAGATATTTTCCTTTTCTTACAACTTTCGTTTCCATATGTATTCGATTCATTTATTATTACTATTTGCTTAAGAACCTCTGCTATGCTCTGTTTAATATCATGAATCTCCTTATCTCTTCTCTCTATAATTTCAACTAAATCTATTGTTTTACTCATACCTTTCCTCCTATAAACTAAATAAAAAATAAATAAAAATGCTCAAATAAGCTCCAAAAGTTCCAAAATACAATGCTAAATCTTTAACAGCTTGTACATATCCTTTTCTATATTTACTCATCTCTAATTCCCCCTTTCGCTTAAATAATCATGATTTTCATTTATATACTTATTAAAAGCCTGCCTTGTTACTCTAAACGGTACTGTATACCTTTGTACAGGTAATTCGGGATCCTTAAACATTTTTTGAACTGTGTTTATTCCAATTCCTGTCTCTGCCACTACTTGATTAATTGTTAGTAATTCATTTGGATCTTTGTTTTGTATTATTATTTTTTCTAATTTATTATTGATTTCTCGTAATAACTCTTCCATATTTACTCCTTTCTTTACAAATATTAATTTCCCTTATATAATTAACCCATCTTTTTAAGAAAGGAGGGTAATTATATGTCTTTTTGTCCTTTTATGTCTAATCCTAAAAATGCTAATGATAACGATTCTCTTTATCCATGTTTAAAATCTTGTGAATTATATACTGGTGGAGAATGTTCGTTTAAACTTTTAGCTCTAAAAGATTTATAAAACTTATTATTTAAAAATTTTTAATGAATTAACAATTTTTACAATATCAAGTACCGCCTTACTTGGTATTGTTTTTTTCTTTTTGCATTTCTCTAATTGGAAATTGACAATATCAATTAAATTCTGCTCCAATTTCTCCATACCCTTCTCCTTTCTATTGATTGTTTTACTGTTTAACCGTAATTTTGTTGCATAAAAAATCAACTTCGTCATATGTAATATTAAAATGATTCAATATTCTATCTAGTACCGGTATATCAGGATATGTTATACCTTTCTCATATTTCGCATATGTTTCGACACTTACTCCTATAGATTTAGCTGTTTGTTCCTGTGTTTCATTATGATTAACTCTTATCGCCTTTAGTGTATATTTTATCACTTTTTCCACCTCCTTACAGTTTAACTGTAATTATATTATTACAATTAAACTGTCGTGTCAATAGTTTTTCTGTATTTTTTTTATTTTTTTCTTGATTTTTCTACAGGTAAATTGTATAATCCTTGTAGGAGGTGAAATATGAGTGATTTAGGAAATAAAGAAATTTTTGCAGAAAATTTAAAATATTACATGATGATTAATCAAAAAGATCGCACTGACATTGCAAGAGATTTAGAACTTCCATATACTACTGTAACAAGCTGGTATAATGCTGAGTTCTATCCTCGTATAGACAAAATCGAACTTCTTGCTAATTATTTTTGCATTAAAAAATCTGATTTAGTAGAAAAAAGAGAAAAAGAAAATAAACACAAACAAGCCTTTCCGCTTTTAGGGACTGTAAAAGCTGGTTATGATTATTTAGCAAGTCAAAACTTTATTGGATATATCAATATAGATAGAGAAATTCCCGATATTGAAAACTGTTACGCTCTTAAAGTTCATGGTGATAGTATGCAACCAGTTTTATATGAAGACGATATCGTTGTCGTTCATAAACAAAATGATATTGAAAATGAACAAGTTGGAATTATCCTTATAGATAATGAAGAAGCTACAATAAAAAAAGTAATAAAATATAATGACTATATTGAATTAATAGCTTTTAATTCTTACTATCCACCTAAAAAACTTACTAAAAATGATAATTTTAAAATAATTGGAAAAGTTATCGAAGCTAGGATAACAAAAATTTTTGAATAATAGGAGATTAGCTTATGGATATACCTGAATCAAAAATAAAGCAACAAAATACTTATAATGAAAATGATGACCAAGATTCAATTGATTTAATTTACAAAGAAGAAAGTGAAGATAAATCGCAAGATAATAAAACTAATGATGAGCATAAATCAGAGTCTAATCAAGCGAAAAAACAAATAAGTCAAAATAAAATTAAAAGATTTTTAAATAAAGAAGTGGATCTTAATACTTTTTTAGATAAATATATTGCTCCAGCTTTTGCTTTCATTTTACCAGTTCTTGGACTTGTATTTTACTTTTGGTACAGAAAAAAGGAAGTTCAGTTAGCTAAGAGCTTTTTAAATGGATTTATTCTCAGTGTCTCAACTTTATTTATGATTTTACTTTCAAAGTTTCTATTTACTATATACAAATTAACTTTTTTATAAATTAAAATCAGGTAATACACGCCTCTACCACAATTTGTGTATTACCTAGAACTAAAAAAAGATGAACAACAAGCCCATGAGAATTAACAAATAAAATAACTAGCCCATCTCCGCCAAGATAACGAGCTAGTTAAAAGAACCATACTACTTATTTGTATAAGCAGTTTTTAATATTATATATTAACAAAACTCCTTATACAAGTACCAAACTTTTGTTTAAGGAGGTTTTTTATGGCCAAAAAGAAAGAAAAAGGAAATGGTGAAGGAACAATGTATAAATCTAATAAAACCGGTTTATACATTGGACAATATGTATATAATGGAAAAAGACATTCAGTATATCAAAAAAAGGACGAAAAAATTGGAGACTTTAAAAAACGTTTCGTTGAAATTATTAATTCAATAAATAATGATTCATATATAGAAAAAAATACAG